CTTTAGTTAAAGTATTTGGTCTTGATTCAACTAAGAATGTACGTGAACTCTTAATGGAAATATTAAGAGAGCGTATGGATAATCATAAAGATAAGTTTGTTACTAAACAGCTTTATGATGAATTTATTGGTTTAGAAGTTAAACGTAATGGCAAGATAGAGCACTCTGCTAATACACATGACGATTTAACTTTCTCTTATCTCATGGCATTATATGTATGGTATGAAGGTAAGAATCTTAAAGAAAACTTCGGTATTACAAAGCAAGGTATCAAGACTGATAATGATGTTGATGATGTAGTATTCGATGTTGGAACAGAGACTGTTGAGATCTATGATGAAATCCATCAAGTTCAACAGGAAATGAATAAAGATAATCCTGAAGAGATTACTCCGATGGATAAATATAAAGCCATGATTAAAGCTCATGGTATTACATATCAAGAATGGGAGAAAGCTGAGAGAGCTAAAGAAGATGCAGCTCTTAAAGAAGCATTTAGAAATCCTGAATTCTTAAAAGCTTATGCTTATAAATATAATATGACTAAAGATGCTATAGATCAAATACGGAATGAGACTGAAGGAGAATTAGATCCATCAGCATTCACTTCTATCTATAGTTTAGATGATCCAAATGTCAAGAGTCATATATCTGGTAACCTTGCAAAATTTTATGATAAAGTTTAAAAATTATTTATCTAGTTACAATATAGTAAATTTATACAAATTTATTTTTTGTAAGGAGGAGCTATGTTCGGATATAGTACAGCCAGTGGCTATGAGTTAGCCAATGAGCATCAGTTATCTGAAATCTTAGCAAATTTTAGTAGTGATTATATTTACGATGTGATCTCAGATCAGATCAGTAAACGGTACGAATTTGCTATTATACCAAAACCTAATATAGTAAACACATTTAAATCTAATTTTGATAATATCCGTGCAAACTTCCCAATGGATGTCGAAAATACTAATGCAGTAGAAGAGGACACTTATCGGAATATCATTGATATTATCTGTAATTCTTGTAATATGTCATTTGATACCACAACGGATGATAATATTTATCTTGCTGCAGCTACATTATATGATTTCTTAGTCTGCAGCTTTAATAAGCATATGGTTGATTTCGTTATCGGATTAATCATTAAAGAGCAAGACTCTATTTATTCTGCTTTAGAGTTAGAAGAGTCTAAGAAGAATAAAGATAGTTCTACTATCTACAATCGTAAGACTATGGAGAATACTAAGTTAGCTGTAATTAATGCTAACTTACCACAAGTTCTTCAATATGTCGCTACATTAGATATTAATATGACTGATCTTCTTCAAAGTTGTTATCAACAACCTATGGTTGATTTGATTGTAAATAACTTTGGTGAAAATATTAATATCTATAATGACTTTATGAAAGTTATCTTATCTAATGAAAACTTCTTACCTGAGTATATTACAGAGATACGTCTACGTATCCAAGGGTTAGGTTAATCATGGAAAAGAAAGAACCTACATTAACAAGAGATTTTACTAGACCTGTCTATCGTCCAAATACAAAGATAGATGAGTCTAATATGACAGAAGCTACAGCTTTTGATCATGATATTATTTTAGAAGAAGATGAGGAAGAAACTAATGGAAACAACTGCTAAAGAAGACATCAAATACGTAAAGAACTTAGCTAAAGAAGCTGAGGGTTTAACTGAGACTGAAATTAAAGATTTAGAAACTGTATCTGAAGAAGATATGGCTAAATTCCCTGAAGGTGAAATCATTCAACCAATCGTCCCAGAAACTATTCCTACTGTAGAAGAAATCGAAAAGATGGAAAAGGTAGAAGTATTACCTGAGGAGGATAAGGCTGAAGCCGACTTTCCCTCTAACGAAAGCGGAAGCTCGGAAGGAAATGATTCGACTATTGTGTCAAATGAAGAATCAAGTGAAAGTGATGGCTCCATTGGAGATTCCGATACTACCGAAGCTACTTTGGATACATCGGAATTGGAAGAAATTATAAATAAGTTTGATGAAATTGATATCACAGTAGAAGATGTAAAACATCAAAAAGATGAATCTGATGATTTTAAAGAAGCTGAATTCTCTGATGAAGTATATGAAGATATCATCAAAGTATATAAAGAACTTCAAGAAAATCCACAAGCTGATGTATTAGATTTACTCTCTGCTCAATCTAAACAAGAATTCTTAGTTCAAGCTGGTAAGACTGGTATCAATACTAATGATAATACTATCTATAAATTCTTTATCGAAGGTTTCATTCGTGAAGTCTGTGGTAATGCTTATATGGATAAAGGTCATGATTTAGTTAATGATGCTGTAACTAAAGTTAATAACTTAGCTGAAACTAAAGAAATGTCTAAGATGTTAGAAGACTACATTGAAGAATCCTATAATAATCGTATTACTGAAATGAATCGTATTATGGATTCCACAGAAGATCAAAATGTAATTGAATCTTGCATTAATGTATTGAATGCTAATAATGATGCTAAAGAATATGGTTTCTTATATAAAGCTATGGAAGCTCGTCCATCTTACTTCAACGTTGGTAAAGCATTCAAACATCAACAACGTAACGTTGAAGCTATTCATGAAGCATTAGAACGTATCAATATTAAGAATATTAACGTTGGTGTATTCATGGATGCTATTTCAGAATTCACTGGTTATGAAGTTGAATCTATTAATATCTTCTCTATCTTAATGGAAGTTATTGTTTGTACAACTAACTTTAGTGATAAGATTCAAATGATGCGTCTATATACTATGATGCTTCTCTTAGGTGGTGCTCTTCATTCTATGAAGACTAAACAAGAAGTATCTGGTATCTTCCAAGAAGTAGCATTTAACTATCAACGTCTATGTACTACTATCTCTACTGGGTTCAAAGCATATGAAAATGGTTTAAAAGCTCAAGCTGTTCAAAAATATGCGCCTAAAACTAAAAAACGTAGAAAATAATTATAGACATAAGAATAATGGTTTACCCCAATGGTGAAAAACCATTGGGGTCATTATTTTATTAATTCTATTTTTTCTAGAAGGAGAAAGTATTATGCCTGATAATGAAGTACTTGGTAATACTGCTTCTCAACCTGCTGCAGAAGTACATACTGCTACTGAAACTGCAAACAAGATTGATGGTGTATTCCGAGAAAATACTGATAAAAAGGGTACTGGTACAATCACATACACTGATGGTACTGTATTAAACTTTGTTAAAAATGCTTTTGACCATACTGATGCAACAGTTAAGAAAGTATTGAAAACTGACAAATACAAATATGTATCCCCATTTGATGTAGCTAAAGCTCAAGGTAAAACCTTAGATGAACGTTGCTACGTTCCTGGTAAACTTGGTGGTTTAATGGAATCTGAAGTTCAAGAAACTGCAGTTGCTATTAAAATCACTTATGGTCCAACTGAAAACCTTACAGTAGAAGATAAACGTGCTACTGCAATTGAAGTATTAGTTGATGATGAAGGTAATCTTCATGGTGATGCTGATGACTACAATACTCTTAAAGGTTCTGGCTACTATGTAGTACAAAAACCTGAAGAGTTATTGGCTGAGCATCCAGAAATTATTAAACAATATAAAGACGCTGTTGTTCGTCTAACTAAAACTCAAATCAAAGAAGTAAAATCTGATAAAGAAGGTTTCATTGAAATCGTTTACTCTGATGATGCTGTAGTTAAATTTGATAAAGCTGGTAAAATTGTTTCTGATGGTCGTTCCGCAGAACCTGAAAAACCATATGAAGATTTCGCTGATACTTTGAAAGCTAAGATCATTGAAAATCTTAATACAACTACTGTAGATGAAAACGGTAAAGAAGTTAAAGATGTTAATAAAATTGCTATCACCGACTCCAGTGAAGTTGGCACTGGTAAATATACATTTAACTTTGCTGACGGTTCTAATGTAATTGCATTGAATGGTCGTATCATCTCTGATACTCGTTCTTTCGGTCGTAGATACCAATCTGTATATACAGAAATGATCTACAAATATACTGAACTTCTTGATGTAGCAACTGACTACTTCCATGAAGATCCTGAGTTGACAGAAGCTGAACAACGTCGTGCTGCTTCTCTTAAGATTATGAACTTACCTCGTAACTTGCTTGAAAAATACACAGCTAACCGTGCTATGAAACAAGCTCGTGTAGGTCATTCTCAAAACTCTGCTAACTCTCTTGGTATCAGAACTACTACTGATCGCATCATGGAATCCTTGATGGCTCAAAAATGGTCTCCTAACGACAAATAATATCTAGAGGAAGGTCTTAATGACCTTCCTCAATATTTTTCAACATTATGGTAATTTAATATAATATTTTTACTCATGGAGGTAATTAAATGGCAATAGACAATGTAATTGACCCTACTAATTGTAATCCTTACTCTACTGCTAGTGGCGACAATAAACGTGCTTGTCCTAAAGCTAATATGGTAGACATTAAAGCTGAGATCCGTAGATCTCTATTAATCTCTTTCGTATTCTCTAATCCAGATGATAACTATAAAGTTCTCCTTTCCGAAGGTGCTAAAGAAATCTGGGAAATTGACTATGTAAAAGATGGCGAATTGAAACGTGCTGCTGGTAAAGTACGTAACTTTGAGTACTGGACTAATAAACACATTGGTCTTTCTACTTACTCTGCTAATGGTGTAATTCAACGTGATGAAAAAATTGTGGTTAAATTCGATGCTTCTATCGACTTCAAAAACCAACTTCTTTCCATTGACGTTCGTAACATCCGTGGTTTGAAACCAGCTGGTGTAATTGAAGATTCTGAATTGAGTCAAGATTCTGCAGCTAACTTCATTAAAGTATCTAAGAATGCTTATAACTTCCTTAAAGTTGCATATCCTAAAGAATACTCTACAATGACTAAATTAGACAATACTTTGAATACCGATGATACTGAATATACAGACTACATGTTTGATGGTGCATTGGCATTAAATGAATTGGCTCCATTGAATATGAAGAAAGTTAAATCTGCAAACTATATGTTTAGAGATAATCAAAACTTACGTCAAGTTCAATTGACTACATCCGATGCATTAGCATCCACAAAAGGTATGTTTGAAGGTTGTTCCAAATTGGAACAAGTTGAAATCAGTACTCATGGTGTACAAAATGCTGAAGCTATGTTTAAAGGTTGTCAAGCTTTGAAAGCATTGAAATTAGATGTATCTTCTTTGACTACAACAAAAGAAATGTTTAAAGATGCTACTGCATTGGCAACTCTTCGTTTTACTGGTAAATTGAATACTGGTATTGATTTGAGCAACTGTCCATTAGACCAAGATTCTATTGCATCTGTATTGAATGCATTGAATGATAATGGTCCTGATGAAGATAAAGAAGTTCGTTTCAGAAATGAAACTGTTGCTGGTACATTGAAAGCTACTTTTGATGGTGCAACTACTGCAGGCTGGGTAATCTCTGGTCTTACTTTCACTGAAACTCATGAAGATAAAGAAGATGAAAATTTAGGTAAAGATTTAGTTGATGCATACGAGGATGGTAGAGACAATGGACCTACTCATGAAGAAACTCACACTGAAACTCCTAACAATTCTGAAACACATACTGAACAACCAGCTACACCTGGTACTACAGAAACTCATGAAACTTCCACCGTAACTCCAGTTGAACCAGCTCATGAAGAAACTCACACTGAAGTAACTCCAGCTCCAGAAGAACATCATGAAGCTACTCCAAGCACTGGTGAAACTACAGTAACTCCAGCTCCTGCTACTCATGAAGAAGCTCATACCGAACAACCAGCTGCTCCTACTACAGAAGAACATCATGAAGCTACTCCAAGCACTGGTGAAACTACAGTAACTACTGGTACTACAGAAGAAACTCATACTGAAGTAACTCCAGCTCCTGAAACTCATACTGAACAACCAGCTGCTCCTACTACTGGTGAAGGTACTACTGGTACTACAGAAACTCATACTGAAGCTCCTAATACTTCTGAAACAAATGTAACTCCTGCTCCTGCTACTGGTGAAACTCATACTGAACAACCAGCTGTTACTGGTACTACTGAAGAACACCATGAAGCTGAACCTACTCATGAAGAAACTCATACAGAAGTAACTCCAGTTCAACCAGCTACTGGTGAAACTGTCGCAGTAACTCCAAGCACTTCTGAAACTGTAACTCCTGCTCCTGCAACTCATGAAGAAACTACTGTAGCTACTACAACTCCAGCTGCTACTCCTAGCACTGAAACTACTACAGTAACTACTCCTGAAACAGCTCCTACTACTGGTGCTACAGAAACTCATACAGAAGTAACTCCAGCTCAACCAGCTGCTACAACTACTACTGAAAATACAGCTACAAATTCTGAAACTGAAGAAGAATTAGACCCTAATATGATGCTTGACGCTTATAATGAAGGTGCAAACTAATCATTTGGGAAATATTCTCAGCCCTAATTTTTCGAAACATATTAGTAGCGAGCATAATGTTTGTTCGTTAGAATAATATTTTGAAAGGAGAAATCAATAATGGCTCTTTCTATTCAAGCCCAATTGAAAAAAGTATTGGCACCTTTTGCAAAAGCAGTTGGTGTTGATATCAAAAAATTAAAAGACAGTAAACAAGATAAACTTAAAGCTGGTGCTAACATCCACATTGATGAGGACGGCACTATCTCTGCTAGAGGTACCGGTGAAGCTGCCGATTTAAGTGCTTATTCTACTACTGAACAAGTTACAACTTTAATTGATGGTAAAGTTGCTGGTTTAGTTAAAGCTGATGCTTTAGATACTAAATTAGCTAACTATGCTACCAATGCTGCTGTACTAACCCAATTAGAAGGTTATGCTAAAACTACAGAAGTTCAACCTAAATTGACTGCTGGTGAAGGCGTAGCTATCTCTGAAGCTGGTGTAATCAGTGCAACTGTTGCTGCTCCTGATTTGACAGGTTATGTAAAAACTGAAGCTTTGGAAACAGCTTTAGATCTTGGTGATCTTAATTTAGTTGCTGAATATGAAGCTGGTAAAACTGGTGTTGAACCAGCTGCTGCTTCTACAACAGAAACTGCAACTCCTGGTGTAGCTCCTCAAGCTTAATCTAATAAAATTGAATATACAATAAAGTAATACTAATGAGAGATGATCATTATGATCATCTCTCCTTTATTTAAATTTCTGAAAGGAGAAATCTAAACATGGCTGAATTTAAAAAAGCTATTGAGAAAACTCTTAAACCTTTTGCTCGTAAAGTAGGTTCTGATATTAAAGGTATTGAATCTAAAGTATTTGCTGGCAAACCAATTAACGTAGTAGAATTCGGTATTGATAATACTGGTGCTACTGATGTAACTGCAAAGTTAAATGAGTTATTTAAAAAAGTCCAGGCTGAAGATTATACAGAAGTAATCTTCCCTGACGGTACATATAAGATTTCTGGTCCAGTTAATATAATGGCTCCAAGTGATCGTAAGAAATATGTATATATCCATGCTCAAAATAGATATAAAGCTAAAATTGAAATGCATGGCACTAGAGAACAAACCCCTGAAGGATATAGTATCTATACAGGATTCCAATTACAACCAGAAAACTTTGAAGCAACTACAACTCGTGGTTATAATGTAAGATTTGATGGATTTGTAATCGAAGGTCATGAACTTCCTGCAGATGAAACTAATCTACAACCATCCACTTCTATTTATGCTATTACTTCTTCACAAGAAAGTCATGATAATTTCAATAGTAGTGATTATAATTTATATAACTTTACTTGTACTAATATGGAATTCATTAATACATATTATACTATTAACTTAAACTATAATATTTTTGATGCTGATTTAAAAAATATCTATATTGATGGTGCAGAATATCCATTAGATCTTATTTCTAATTATTCCAATAATAACTCTTTAAATAATATCACTATTAAAAACTGTAAGAATGGTACAAATGTCAGTGTTAAATGTAGTGTTAAGAATATCGATATTATTTATGATAAAGAATCTATCTTTGCTGATAATAATATGCCTAGTCATTCATTTAGTCCATATTTGATGTCAAATGTATCTATTAAGGGATTCTATAATCTTGCTGCGGGTATGTCTGTTCTATCAATTAACACTCAATCAAGTACAATATCTGATATTAGATTAGATTTGAAACCTATTAGTGTTGATAATGTATATCAATATGAAAGTTATGTACCTTCATTCATCGATTTCAGTCAATCTAGTTCTGAATCTGGATTGGTTAATATATCTGATGTTACATTTAAAAACTTCGAAGAAAACTTTGCTAGTGTATTTGAAAAAGTACCTAAATTTGCATTCTTTAATACTTCTATTCCTTTATCGTTACATAATGTATCTGAATCTGATCATTTAAAATTCTTCCAAGAAAAAGCTATAAATGTTACTTATGAAAAGTCTGGTTCTTATAATCTAAATTATAATACCAAGAATGAATCATTCAAACCAAGACCATATCTTGGTACTGACCGTAATATGAATGGTACAGATCAAGCATTAGCTAGTACATTTGGTGCAATCTATTTAGCATCTTCCAAAGGTACTCCGTCAATTGGTATGAATAATGAAGATTATTCTGAAAATACAGCTGGCGTTAAAGGTGATATCTTTACTGAATTAGATCCAGAAGAATATGGTCACTTTGCATATGTATCTACATATGAAAATACTACAAAAGTGACTATTTATAAAAGAGATTGTCCAATAACTTCTCTTACCTATAATTCAGATGATAAGACATATACCGCTACATTTGCAGAATTGCCAAAATTTAAAAATGGCACTATGGCTAATAAGATAGTTAATGTTGGAAGTATACTAGAAAATCTAGAATCTGGATCACTTGAATTTGAAATCACTGCAGTAAATGAAGATGCTAAAACTCTTACATTAAAACCTTATGAAGAAAATAAACAAGGATATGCTTTTCCATACACTATTGATGCTACTGGTACTACTGGTGATCCTGTATTCGCAAATGGATTTAAAATAAAACCACGTAAAGTTAATCGCATGAAAAATATGACATACGTGACTGTACCAATTATTCATTCTGGAGCTACCGAAAACCGTCCAACTGAGCACTTAGTTGTCGGTCAAATGTATTTTGACACTACTGTAGGTGCACCTGTATTCTGGAATGGTACAGAATGGATCCAAGGCAATAATGGTGGTAGTGGTGGTTCTGTAGATACATCTAATTTAGTAACTAAAGAAGAATTTAATACGACATTGAATGCTATTAATGAAAAGCTTAAAGAATTACGTGGAGGTAACCAATAATGCCAAACACTTCTAATCAAATCATTCAAACACTAGAAGCTATTCATAATGATATTAAAGCTGCTAAGGATACCTTAAAAGAAAATAATGTAGAGTTGGTTTCCAACTCTACTTCCACATTAAGTACAGAGATTAATAAGATTCCTGCTGCTATTAAAGAATCTAGAGAATTATTAGGATTCAATAGTGGTTCAATGTCTTTAAGTGGTGGTTTCTTATTTGATCCTAGATCATCTTATATAGATAAAGTAAATGCTACTATATTAGAAACTGACGATGGCACATATACTGTACCTAAAAATAAAGATTTTAGATTATCATTATCAAAATTACCAAATCCAACAGATTCTTCTAAAGCTACAATGACATCTCTTGGTTATTATAAATATAAATTAAATGCAGATCCTTCTAATATTTCTTCTGTATTAAATAGATTGACTAAAGATTATATGTTTGGTACTCTTAAAAATTTATCTGGTTGGGGTAACTCGGCTCCAAGTATCGATTTATATATACATGATACCAATAATTCTATATCTATTGATAGTAATAATATTGCTACTATTAATGATTTTAGCATGCCGGGGTATTATGGTAAATTATTTATAAATGATAAAGAAATTACAAAAGTTAAAACTAATGCATTTACATTTTCTACGAATCTAAATATTACAGATGTAGAATGTGATAAAATGATTATAAAATCAGATTCTATGTATCATATATTTAGTAAATTTACTGATATGAATATGGAAGGATTCCAAGAATTAACTAGTGAGCAATCTACGAGATTTAATTCTCAAGAGCCTGCATTAAAAATTAAAATGAATGATGTTAATTTTGAATTTAATGCATTATCAGAAAAAACACATTTTAATTCTATTTCTAGATATTTTATAGATCCAGTAGATATTCCTAGTAGTTTATCTAGTAAAAACCATGATAGAATACAAATTTTCGTAGAAGAAAATGAAAGTAATATTGCTAAATTACATAATAAAGATGTAATGCTTAATGTATTACAATTCATCAAAGTTAGTAATTTAGATGGTACTAAAATTTATAGTTATAAAGAAAATAAATTTATTCCAAAGAATGAATTTACTAGTATTGCATATAATTTAGAATATGACGATTGGAGTCCATATGTAAATTATGAACACTATGTATTAAATAGAGTTGTTTGCTGTCCTAGTGTTTCAGAAAATGATACACTAAAACAAGAAACTTATGCTCCAGTAAATGTACCATCATTCTGCCTTAATATGGTTGAAGAAAATGGATATATACGTTGGACATATAATAATGATAATATGATAACATTTTTAAAAAATGCACCAGATTGCTATGATTTTGATTTATTTTCATATAGACAAAATCTTATTGGTATGATGTTAGGCAACACTATTAGACAAGATAAAGAACTTAAATTTAATTGTCCACCTAATAGTGATAATAAATTATTAATGCCATTATTATATTTTGGATGTGGAAAATTAAGTGGTGCTAGTTATGGTGCTAGTATATTAAATAAAGTTATTATAGATAAATGCGGTTATGATGATATTAATGGTAAAAAGACACTTGTAGATAATGGTTATAACCATTGTGGTTTACTTTTAGCATCACCATATGATACTAAATTTACTAATTATAGTGGAGAAATGCTAGAATCTGCATCTTTATCAGATGGCGTTATTACATATAATGAAAACATAAAAACAGTTAAATTTAAAGAAAATTCTACAGCATATGTATCATTAATAGTTTGTCAAGAACCATATTTAAGACATAGTGAAATGAATCCTGATGGATCTGGTACTTTCTTTAAATTAACTCCTCCATCCGAACCTGCTAAATTTATTTTTACAAATACCACTAAAGTAAAATCAGTAAATGATATTTTATTAACAGCAGGTGGTCAAGATGTTGTTTTAGGACCATATTCGACTAATACTTTAGCTAAAATATGGGATAAATTTATTAATGTATTAGTACCAGAAGATTATCCTGGTCTAGGTACTTATGAATTTGAACACTATAGACTTCCTGTCTATAACTTAGATAAAACTAAAAAATATAACTATTCTAAGAAAGCATGGGAACCTATTACTGCATTAACAGATGATTCTAAACAATTATCTGAAATATATCCTGATTATTATGATAAAATTCCTTCCGGATTAACTGGTGTTACAACTGCACATTCCGTAATTGAATACGCTTAATATAATTATACCCAGAAGAGGTTAATCCTCTTCTGGGTTTTCTTTTACAATATAGTAAGTGAAAGGAGATTTTATTATGAAAATATCAAAAGACTTTACAGAAATGCTTAAGCAATCTTTCAGACACATTGGTTCTGATATCAATGCACAAAGACCAGCTACATTATCTGATCAAACAAATATTACTTTTCTTAAGACTATAGAAATAGATAAGACTGTAGTTAATCAATGCCAAGGATTTACATATGACCCAACAGTTAAGAGATTCATCTTAGGGTGCTGTAGCCAAGATAACTCTAAACAACGTATCTATGAATTAGATACCGATATGAATATTGTTAAATTTACTGATTTTGAAGGTATGGATAAACTAGGTCATGTTAATACATTATTTATGGATGGTGAAACTATTAGAGCTACGAATGGTGCAGCTAACGGTAGTCGTATTTATAATATTAATCGTAATGATTCTAGGGATCTTGTTTTAGGAGAGTTTAGAGATTATCCTGATAAGTGCTTTAATATTGGTAAAGACCTAGATGGTTCTGGTAGATATATCTCTATCGTTCCAGGTGAAGATAGTAAGTCTCGTAAAATAAGAATCTATACTGATAATACAATGACTACTAAACAAGAATACATTGTGCAAGTAGATGAAACTAATCTAGACTCTAATGGTGCATATCTTAAAGGTGATACAATCATCTTTGCAGTTGCACGTAGACTTATTGAATGTCGTCTAATTGGTAATGAATTCAAAGTTATTAGAGAAATTGAAATGGAGCCATTCTGTGAAATTGAAGATTTTGTTTATGTTAATGGCGATATTTATATGTGTGCCAATTCTCATGATTACGTTCGGATTTATAAGTATTCTTCTAAAAGGTCTTATTATAATCATATCAATAACGATTATCTTAATAATGGTATTACGGTTGGTAATCAGGTAGGTTACCATGGTAGAACTACTGATGGTAATGCATTAGTTATTGCTAAGGTCAATAATAAAAACAATCTAGAGCTTGGTGATAAGAGAGCTAATACAACAGTGATTGGTAAAGAGTTTAAACACTATAATGGTAATAACTCTTATACTGTATTAACTACAGCTCACTATAATACTGCTATATATAATAAGGTTACTATGGATGAAAAGCTTAAAGCTCTTGATGACCGCATTAAAGCTCTTGAGGCTAAATAACAGTAACTTTATTGCCCCTAAACATTAGAGTATAAGACAATTATTACTCTATAGGAGGTCACTATGGGTATGAAAAATGTAGGAGCGTTCCTAAAGGAAGAAGGAACGTCTCTTATTTTTAAAGGGGATGGAGAACTAGTATTCTATATCCCAGAGAATTATTTTAGAAATGATGGTCATATGAAGTATGCTGAAGAAGCTGGTGAATATGTAAATACTTTAGGATTATTCTCTTATGAAGTATTCGATTCTAAAGGGAAATCTATCTATGGTATTAAGTTATTCAGTCATCCAGTTCTTATATCTACTATGCCATCATCTATTGAAAAGGTAAAAGATTATATTTTAGATAAGAAGATTCCAGTTCCAGTAGATTATCGTATTCTACATTTTAAGAAAGATGATGTAGTTATAGTAAATACTGGTTCACCTGAAGATATTACCAACGTTGAAAATATGTTTAGACTATTCATGATTACTGGTAATATCCCTAATGTAATTGCATATGATAAATTACATTCATTCTTAATGGATTCTATCAAATTCAATGGTTCTTCTTTTGGTATCTCTGCACAGATGTTTGGTATCCTTGTATCTGAACTATGTAGATCTGTTAAAGATGAATCAGTTCCATTCCGCTTAGCTAAGGAAACTGATATGCATAAGTATAAACCATTATCAATTAAGATGGTACCTAAGTATATTTCTGCATTCACTTCTATCACTTCAGAAAACTGGGATGATGCTGTAGTCAACTCTATTATCAATAAGAATAAAGTTGACTCTCCAATGGAAAAGATCCTTATGCAATAGCCATAATTAACATATGAATAAAAGTTTAAATAGTATCCATCTAGGATTCGTTTATAACTATTATTTAAAATCTATTAAGGAGGAAATAAAAGATTATGATTGGTACAAAAATCATTCTTGAAGACCAAAGTTATATTCCCTCTCTGAATGTAGCCGACTCTACTACAAGACCAATTGTATTTGCTGGTTTTACATCTGATAAAGGGACTGAAGAATATACTAAATGGCAAGGCGATGATTTCTTCGATCAATATGGTGAAATCTCGTTTGCTCGTCATGGTCAACCATTACTCCAAGCTGCTAACGTAATCAACAACGGTGGTATTGTTTATGCAAAACGTGTTGTTGACCCAACTTCTCGTTTAGCTATGCTAGGTGTAGTTGCTCATGTGAAAGAAATTTCTCGTCAAGAAGCTCGAATTAAAATTGATCCATTGACTGGATCTCCTATTACTAAAGCTGATGGCTCTTATGTAACAGTTGATTTATATTGGAAAGCTACTGATGTAGCATCTATTTCCGATCCAGCACAACGCCCTACATACACTAAAGAAGAAGCTGGTGTAGATGGCATTGCTGCTATGTACAAAGTATGTCAAGTTAACTACTCTGTAGAAACTTTGGCTGCTGAAGAAAACGTTCATGGTAATGACTACGTTGCTACTGCAAAAGCATTCTATGACAAATACAAAAACAAAAAAGATAACAAATTCCCATTGTTCTTGATTATGGATAATGGTCGTGGTGTATCTCAAAAGAATATTACTATTTCCTTTGATTCCACTTTGTCTCGTTCTGCACAATCTGCACGTTACGTATTGGATATCGATGAAAACAGTAATACATTAGAATCTATTGTATTCTCTTTGAATCCTTCTGAAGTTGAAGCTGGATACAACTTATTCTTTGATTCTGTAGTTAAACGTACTTCTAAGCAAGTTAAATGCTATGGTTATGAAGACCAAATGCAATTATTCTATGCTAAAGTAGCAGCTATTGCTGGTATCTCTGAAACTCGTTTACGTGAATCTGATATCATTGGTGCTCGTACTTGGAAAGGTGATGTATTCAAAACTTTTGAAGTACTAGAATCTACTAATGATGGTGTAGCGACAGTTAAACTTGATAGCTTTGCTGGTCATCCATTGACTGGTGGTTATAATGGTGATACTTTCGGTACATCTCCTATCTCTAACTATAAAGGTGTAACTGATGCTACATCTGTATATGCTACAGAAATGGCTAAAGTATACAATGGTGCTTTCAATGATGATATCTATGATATTGATAACAACCCAATTGATATTGTTGTCGATGCTAACTATCCTCATATTGTAAAACGTGCTATTGAAACACTTTGTTCTTTCCGTCAAGACGTATTCTATTTCCGTGATATGGGTACTAAAGGTCTTAGCAATCTTCTTGCAATCAAGAATGCTAAAACTTTGAATACTGGTGGTAATAACCGTTACGTTGCGACTTATTGTCAATACTTCGATATCTTCGATCCATATACTCGTAAACAAATTACAGTTACTATGGGTTACGCTATTGCTCGTTTGATTTGTATGCACTTCTCTAATGGTCGTTCCTTAGTATGTGCTGGTCAAAGCAATGGTTGGACTGTTCCAGAAATCATCGAAGGTACTTTATCTTACGTTCCTAAGATTACCCCTGCAGGTGACCAAGTTGCTGAAATGGATGATCTTCGTATTAACTTTGGTAAGTACTATAACGGTATCTTCTCTCTTGCATCCGAATATACTTCTCAAGATATCTTTACACAATTAAGCTATGCTAATAACGTATTGTCTATCCAAGAGTTGATTAAACAAATTCGTATTGCATGTCCTAAGTCCCGTTATAAATTCATTACTGGTACTGACTTTGAAGACTATAAACAAGACGTTCAAGCAGTTATTAACAACAACGCTAATAAATTTGCTTCTATCGCTATTGACTTCAAATCTGATTCTGCATATGCAGCAAACAAAATTGTTTATGCAGTTATCCAAGTATCTTTCAAAGATTTCGCACAAGCTGAAATCTTCCGTATCGTTGCTATTCCAATTGCAACTACTGTTAGTGCTAATGCTTAAGGGGGATAAATAATATGGCTGGACGTACTGCTGGTGCTGTTAACTTTATCTTCGACGGCACTAAAGAAATTCGTGATTTGACACAATATGCCTTGTTCCGTGGTGTAACTGACTGGGCTAACTTACATCAATTTAACCAATTTGAATCTGGTTATGGTATGCTTATCGTTTTAACTATCCCAAACTTCTTGAAAGCTTTGGCAGCTAAAAGTGATAAATACCAAAAACTTATTGATACATATGTGCATGTATTGGAATATGAATTCCGTGGCTTAGATGGCATTGATAACATGACTTCCGATACTGCAGAATTGACAAATGGTGTTAAATCCATTAACGTAATCAATAAAGTTAATAGCCAATCTGGCTCTACCTTTACTATGCGTTATTTCGAAAAATCTGGTTCTATCATGACTAAAGTTCATGAGTTGTTCTTACGTGGTGTTAAAGACCCTACAACTCAAGTTAAACATTATCATGGTCTTATTGAAGATGGTACTATTAAAGAACCTGGTTTTGACCAAGAAGTATTTAGCTTCTTATATATTGTAACTGATAATACTTTGATGAACGTTGAAAAAGCATTCTATATCGTAGCTGCTCAACCAACTAACGCTGACTTGAATATCTACAATATCGAACGTGGTGATATTGGATTCAAAGAATTGTCTGTTGAATTCTCTGGTTTCCCTATTACTAATACTATCATCAACCAAAAAGCTCAAAGCTTACTTGATTGGGTACGTAAAGGTACAATTTGGGATGAATCTGAAATGACTTACTCTGGTGTAACTCATATGAAACCATATAGTAATATCCTTACTCCTAATGGTGAAGGTAACACTGGTAAAGGCGTTTCTTATACTGGTTAATAGATTTTAATAATAGAATAAACAACAGTGGACTAGGAGTTAATCTCCTAGTCCATTTATTCTTTTTATTTATATAACAATATATTGACTGCGTATGAGGATTTAATGAAGATAATTAGACACAAAAACTCCTATATAATACCTACTAATAAAAATTTCTATACATGCTTCGTGAACAAAACTCATCATACAAATCAAAATCCTACGCTTGATTAACGTTTAATAATATATACATGGGAACTCCGATTTTGGACAAATAGATCAAAATTCTTCCATCAGGGGATGGATGGAAGACCTCTCTTCTCAAATTGCAATCTGCTAAAATCACATGAACGGACTTCCTCATGCGTAGTCATTCTTTCTTTGCTGCTGTGGGCAAAGTTAGTTTTCACCTTATCCAAATAAAAATAAACAACTTATGGTCATAGGCTTTAATAGCCTATGACCGTATTTTGTTGTATTAGTAACCACCGTCACCTTGATCTTGTTGTGTATTAGCAGCATATTCAATCTTAGTTGCTTCTTTAACACGCATAATCATTTCCATATCAATATAACTTTCAAGCATTTTA